TCAGGCACCAGCTTTCAGGTGATTTGCCATGTTTTTAATGAGCTGGGCAGCGTAATCACCAAGCACAGTTCCATTAGGGACAGCATTTTGTTTCCAATAGTCGGGAGAAATTATGATTTTTGCCTTCACAAGAGCATCCAAAGCCATTTGAAAATCGTCGATAGGCTCTTCTACAGGAGAATACGGATGACCGATATGACTGCAAAAGGCCTTGAGCACTGCTTCTGCATATCGTTTCCAATTGTTTGTTAGTTTTTGTGCATCCCCCACATGGTCAATAAATCCATATTCCATAATAACTGTGTCTACTGCCCCTGTCTCGCGATGCATGAAATAATAATCGCGACCATCTGAACCTACTCGTGTGTATACTCTACGGAATTTTTGTCCCTCGGCAACTACGGCTTGAGCTAAGGCGTTTGCTAGTTTGTTGGAAGCAAAGATAGAGTGAATGGCTTCTACACCTTCCCCACCGCCTGCATTGATGTGGTTGGAAATACAGTAGGTGGCTCCGCTTTGTTTGACGAGGGTAGTACGCTGTGACGGGGTGAGTGTGGTATCTGTAGTGCGGGTGATAGCAACAGGAAGATTTAATTCCCTACATCTTTGCAACTGGTACAAACTAATTTGCAACGTCAAATCCTTTTCCTGCATATGATTTCCACTTGCTCCAGGATCAGTTCCTCCGTGTCCTGCATCAATGATTAAGATCGGTTTTGCCATACGCATAACCTCCTTTTATTCTACTTTTTCTTTTAATTCTTGTAGTTCCATTTCCAGACCAGACAGACTTCGTTCTATCTGCTGAAGGGTTGAAGTATTTCGCTCCAGTTGAATGACCATGCGTTCGTTATGTTCCATGAGTTTGGCTTCGCGTGTCTGTGCTTGTTTGACCAACCTCGTCTCGCGGTCTCTCCCCTCTTTTTTGGTAGAGAATAACAGCCAGACAAACAGAGCAGCAAACGGACCTTGTTGGAGCAATGAGTTCATTACGCTCTCTTCCATGCCATTTTCCCTCCTTGTCGGATATTGCGTAAAAAAAGAGCACCTTCTTTTTACAAAGGTGCCCTGACTGGGTAAGGCTTGCAGATTTGAGGAAATAAAAACGCCTTACTCGAAATGAGCAGGCATCCCATTATTCCTCGTTTTGTTTTGATAGATGCTCAGCTACAGGAATTTGATAATCTTGGGGGAGAGAATCAATAGAACGTCGTCCTGCTTTGACAAGCAATCCATAAACAGGGATCATGTATTCTTTTACCATTATTGTTCACCTCCTTTTAATTCTTCGAGAGCTTGCTGAAGAGCTGTCATTTTTTCATAAAGCTGTGCAATGGCTTCATAGGCTACTACCAGCTCTGGAGACATCTCCTTTTGCTCACGATCAGCTTGGATTTGAGATAATGCTTTGGGCTTTGTGAGAATCAATCGAATGCACCTCCGAATCCTCTTACAATGACAGGCTCAGTTGCGGTTCCTTTGACAAAAGTAAAACGTAAGTTAACGCCCCATTTTTCCGCTGTTTTTTCCTTATTGGTGAATATAAATCCACGATTGAATTTGATGAAATTCGTTGCGTCCTCCCACGTTGGTAACTCATCGAAAGCGTTATTTGAGACTTCAACCTTGTAATCAGCGCCTGATGGAACGGTTGCATCGATGGTTACCAAAATACGTTTGGCAGCGATGTCTGTATCGAATGGTTTCTTTAGAGCGAACGCGATCTTGTCAGCTGTTCGACGGAAGGTATACGACCGCACCGATGTCATGCCCTTGCTGTCAGTTGCCTCGATCGTTAGGGTGTGTACCGCTGTTAAAGAGAGACGTAACCACATGTCTTGTGGGATGGTCACGGTATTTTCCTTGCTGTCAGTCCCAGCGAATGTGCTGATAACATTGCCGTTGATTTTCTCCGTGATGGTAAACTCGTCACCCTCTGGTTCTGTGACTGTGTAGTTTTTCGAAGGGATGGCGCTTAACACGCCGAGATCCTCATTTTGTCCGCTGATAACAGGTGGTCGGTTGTGGACGACTCGGAACTTACGTGTAACCTCGGTTGATTTACCACCTTGGTCGTCTTCTGCCCAGATGGTAAGGGTATGATCGGTGTTTTCGGTTAGGTCAGAACCTGTGATATCGGTGGTGCCGTCATACAGACGCTTGGAACGAAACGTCAACGTTTTGGCAAAAGAAATAGGCGTGCTACCGTTCGATACTCCGGATTGCAACGCCCTTGTGGTGCCGTTATTGATGCGGTATTTAGTTGTGACTACGTTGTCCTTATCGGTGTCAGATGCGGTGCCCTCAATCGCCATGCTATTTCCTTCGGTCAATACGAGATTGTTGGCAGGCTCTTTGATGTTTATCGTAGGTAGTGAGTTAGCCAGGTAATCAACTGTAGCTGTATAAGTATAGAAGTAGTCGTACGTCCTAGTATCAACTGCTGGTTTTGTTACTGTTCCTGAGTAGTTCTGTGTAAAGTGCCAAGCACCCGGCAAAGGTTCAATTGTGACAACACCGCCTGATTTATAAAGAGTTCCACTGTACCCATCTTGACTATAAGAAATACTTGATGGAAATGAAGGGGGTGTTGAGCTTGTATTTGATATTCCATATCTTGCATCCGTTACTGTTTTTGATTGAGAAGGTGTATAACTTCCCCCAGTTTGCACTACCCTGTCATAAGGTCTACCACTTAGATTGAATGTGATTTCGTCGCCGTTGACTGAAAAAGACACGTTCCCTTTATCTACCGTTACACCTCTCACCTGTACAAGTTTAGGAATCGTAAGTCTATGTGTTTGCGAAGAATGATTTCTAACCTCGGGAAATGCATGTTTTAATTGAGCCACAAAACATCCTCCTTTCTAGAATTGCCGTTACCTGAAATCATCCATATATTTCCAAATAACACTACACCGCCAGCCTTTTATTAGCCTCGTCATACCAGCCTTCTGTTAACGTGACGTCATTAAGCGTTGCGAAGTTCTCGAAAAACACGTTGTCCGTGAAGTTGTTAAAAACCGCATCTTTAATCGTTTTCACGTCAATCTGCAAAGCAGAAATAGCCACTGTGTGCTGTTCCAGTAGCTTGTGTGCATCGTCTATTCCTTTTTCCCATCGGTTGATATCCGTTTCCGTGACGGGATCATCATACGTCCAATCTAGTTTAGGATTGTACGACATTAGGCTTTCGCTCCTTTCACTTCAAATTCGAATCGGAATTCCAACGATTGATCGCTTAATACATCCACATTAGCCGTTCTTTCGGTTATGAGATTGCCTGCTTCATCCAGCAGTTTTAAAGAGGACACCTTCGTAATCTCGCTCACTGGCTCTGTTATTACCACAACCTTATTTCCATCCTGCTTGGTAGATCTCAATTGGACTGTTTGGTTGTTTAATATGAGGCTAGAAGTACGTTGACTTAAATCTTGTGCCGCCCGTTCCAAATAGGCTTTATCCATCAAATAATCACCTCATCCTGATACTTTATAGGAGTCATGCCAACTCGAAATTCGCTAACCTTGTGGTAACGTCTCCGATTGATTTTGATAATTTCACTAATCGCAATCTCATTTGACACTGCCAGCTGTGGCATAAACACATGTGGAACCCGCTTTCGCTTATGAATGTCATGCACCCAAGAGGCTACATTAAAAATCGACCACAAAGGTACCGAGATATAGAAATAACCAGCATCGGGATTTTCCTCTATGAAGACTTGGTCAGCAGCTTGTTCTTTGATAAAGAGCTTGGTAATACTACTTGCCAATGCTGGCGTAAAGGGCAAACACTCCCGATACTTTGCCATCACACGTGCACGTCGCGTCTCATAGGAATCACCTTGTTTGGGAATAACTTGGAACATATACTCCCAATATGGTAGTCCCCATGTTACGGTTGTGATCATCGTTTGCCGTTCCACATCTAGCTTGCGGGTTTGTTGATAATCCCTCTCAGCTTCTCCTGCTTCAAAATGATGCACCGCTACCTGATTCTCATACCAATAGGGCGGCAATACAGCTCGATATTTCTCCGGAATCATAGTCATGGCGTATTCACCGTCACGTTTTTCATAATTGGTATGGTTGAAAAAGTGAAATCGATATTATCCTGAGCACCATTTAGCAAAACATTCCGATAATCAATTACACCATCTACTTTGAACAAGCGATATACCTCTGAATAAAGTATCTTCTTGCTCTGCTTATTGATATATTCCACAATACCAGCTTGTATTTGTTGCTTTATTTCTTCTACAGATACAGAAGACTCCCACTCCAGCAAGTCTCCACTTACCGTTACTTCCAATGCTTTCGCTGCTTGCACCATTACTTTGTCGTTGAGGCTATGCTTATCTGGCAATGCTAGATGCTCCGTTACTTCCTTGACCAATTCTTCACTGGCAGGTTGTCCATCTTGGTCGGTTAACGCAATGTGCACCGTATTTGGCGCCTCACCCCAGATAAACACCTCTCCTACATTAGGTACTTCTTTCACCCAACGTTTGTAATCATACTCAGCTCCTGTTCCTTCCTCTTCCCCAGCCTTAGCTATTAAACGCTGGCGATATAATTCGTCTGGCTCGTTTGCTTTTCTCTTCACCCCTAAAAACACACCCCAGGCATCCAAAAATTCCCCATCTGCCCAAGGCAAATACCATTGTAGAAAACGATATTCATCCAATTGTTGCTGCTCAGAGATTTCCATAGCGAGTGGGTAGTGAAAATCATAAAAAATTTCGCCTTCTTCTGAGGAAGGTGGAGTCTCACCACGGGCTTGAGCAAGTTCACTTGCGCGATTATACATCCGTTGGTAAATCTCTTCCGCTGTCTCGCGCAACAGCGGCATGTCTGGTTTTTTTACCTCTGCCATATATCTATCACCACCTTAGTATTTCCGCGTGTCCCTTCAATTTCTAGCCTTAGGGCAATCCGATTCTCTTTATACCTAATGTCGGTGACCTCTGCTCGTTCAATCTCTGAATGAGCTTCCAACGCATCCTCCGCATCGCGCTTGATTAAAGCCAAGGGCACATGCTTTGGCAGTTTTCCAATATGAACAAAAAAATCTACCCCAATTCGATCGCTGTAAATAGCATATTGGAAGCGCTTGGTATGCAGGATTTTTTTCGCAATCTCTTCCAAATACTCAGCATAATTGCTGGTCTTTACATGTCTACCATCTGTCCCTTTGACAAATTGATACGTAGACCAATCCAATTTATATGTCCAAGGGATTGGAGGAGTAGCATCTGTCATTTCCACATTACCTTCTAAAGTAGGAAACATTTATTTCACCTCACCCAGCACCAGATATTGTCCCGTAGAACAACGCATCAAGGCATAGGTCGCTCCCAGTTGAAGTGCCGTGAATAGCTCACTCTTAAAAAACACTAAATCATCTTCAACTTCTTTTAACGGTATGGGGTCCTGATCTAACTTGATGACAACAGGAGCATAATTTTGTAGGGTACCAAATTCGATTTGGGTATCACTAATGCCACTTCTCGCTTGCGTAAACAATCTGTTAATTGCTTGTTGCATCCCCTATCCTCTCCATTCCAGTTGTAAATCCATCACAAACTCCCTATTTTTCCACCGCGTATTGCAGGAGGTCACAATCCAGCTACTTTGTTGACCATTCATCTCCAGAATTTTCACTAGCCAGCCTGCCCGCAATCTAGCAATGAGTGAATTTGTGTGGCGAACGGTTATGGAACGAGTTCGTGGTATTTTAGCTAACGTAGCAAGCTGTTTGGACGCCAAAGAGGCGAGGTTCTTATCCTCACCTGCATCAATAATTTTTTGCATCCGTCCCACTTTTTTAATCAAATCACTATGTTCCTTAGTGATTCTGCCTGCCTCCCGATCTCCTTCATAACGTTCTACCGTTACTGCTGTGTACACTTCTTCCAAGCTTTCCCCTGTTGAGCTAGCCTCCAGCATTTTTGCTTGAAACACGGGAACATATGGATTGTTTCCCTCTGCTAGAACGATCAGCTTATCGCGCTCATGTTGGATAAAATAGCGAAGTCCTGTGCGTTCAAAGGCTCTCTCCGCAATATCGGTAAATAGCGAAGTATACGGCTGGGAAGAGAGCCGCTCCTTCAAGGTAAATCCAAAGGCTGGACATTGAAACGAAATGCCTGCCCCCTTCATGATCTTCTCCAGTTCTGTCCCTGCGTCTCCATTAAGATAGGGTCTTGAGCAATCATTTTTTTGTAAATACCATGAAAGCTCATATGCTGTACCGCTCACATCTTTCGTCTTTTCATCCCGATTCCACTCTACTAAGGGGCCATGAAAAAGCTGTTCACTTTCTTTTAACTCATTGGGAAACATCATGAGATAGCCGGCAGCAGCTAGTACAGGGGGATTGCGCAGTTGAATCTGACACACTTGGGCGACCTGTCCTCTGGAAGAAGACCAAGAGACATCCGTCACGGCAGGGGTGAGTTCAAGTCGGGTAGCATCTTTTCCGTAAATGACACGCATAGCCGCTCCCTCCTAGGCTTTGCCCTTAGGCTCCTCAATTTTCTTTTCAATACGGTTCTGCTGTTTAGCACGCAATTCTCTATCTTGAAGAATCATGTTTTGAGCTGGAGTGAGTAAATATGGGTTGGCTTGCTGTTTCTTTGCTGTTTTTCCAGTGGTGTTGGCGCGGGCCTTTTGTTGCTTAGCCATGATCATAGGGGGTTGGAGGAGTTCTTTGTTATTGGACCACTCTACGAACTCATCTTTGATAAAAATAGGCAATTCAATAGACCCGTAATAATCTACATTCATTCCTTTAAAAGTCCCATCCACAGGTCCAATCAATACATTCCAAGCTAAATTCAGTTCGTCAATCGTGAGCAAAACTTCTTTCCCTGAGATACGATCTAAGCCTGCTAACCATTCACGCGGTCCCTGATATCCTTCCACTTCAATTAAAGGCGACTCTATATTACCTGGAAGCCAAAAATCAAAGGAGATTGATTTCGCTCGATTAGCTGATAGTCTGTTTTTGGTAACAAGCGAAATGCTCGTAGATGTTTCTGCATCGTTTCCGTAGCCTTTTATTTGCACCTCTGCTGGGGTTACTGGAAACGTCAGCCGATACTTTCCCTGCATACGAATCATACTTTTCCACCTCTTGTCTCTAACGCATTGACGAAAGCAGTCTCGATGATACGCTTTACTTCATTCGTAACGGAAGGGTCTCGCAATAGTCGAATCATGCCAGCCACATCTTGAAGTATACCCTCAGCATGTAACGTGATGGGCATAGCTGCGATCGTTACAGATAGATTTTGGGCTGGGTCTTTCTTATTTACCGCATTTGTGGCTCCTGGTGTTATAGGCGGTGCTGGTGTCATAGCTAACGTATTTTGTGGTTTTCTTCTCATAGGTCTGATCTGACTAGCATCAAAATCAGTTGGAATCGGTGGCTGTGCGGGTGGCACTGGTACAGGAGGTGGCTGTTGCTTTTCTTTTCCCCATCCGAACCAATCAGGCAATTTATCCATTAGAAAATCTCCACCAACCGAACCTAAATACCCACCGACTACTCCACCAATCGCTGTACCCAATCCCGGCACAATTGAGCCAACTGTGGCGCCTATCATGGTACCGGCTGCTTTCATTCCGGCACTTCCGCCTAGTTTTAATAGCTCCATCGGTTTGTTGTCTGACGTAGCTAGTGAAGCGAGACCCATTGCTTCTCCTACAAAAGGAATTTTTTTCAGCAGACCTTTACCAAAGGATTTAGCTCCACCCAAACCTTTGCCGCCCAGATTCTTTAATCCATCCCACGTAGAACCACCGAAATTTTTTAACCCCTCAAAAGCTTTGCCGCCAATGTCTTTGAGTTTTCCAAAGCCGGTAGCTAGCTTGCCTTTTTTTGATGGAGTTGGAGTAGGGGTGCTACCACCGCTGTTTTTGCCACCATTTTTGGATGAACCACGTTGCTTCTGACTCCGCTTACCTTTTCGTTTTCCTTTTGAGCCTTTCCGTTTTTTTCGTTGCTGGCCACCTACGTCACTATCACCTGAACAACTACATTGGCAGATGACTTTTTTCTTGTCTTGTAATGTAACGTTGACCTTATTTTTGATGGTGATCTTTGGTTTCACATCGATTTTCTTTATTGTAATGTTTTTGGAATCACCTTGTTCGCCCTGTAGTGATTTTTTGGCCTTTTTTGCTAGAAAAGCTATGACTACTCCTTCTATTGCTAATCTAGCCATTTGTGGTAATTTATCAAAAGTTTGGACGACATTCGCAATCCCATTACTTAAAATTTTAAAACCTGGTGCTAAATCTTTTGCAACTGTGCCTGCCAACTCAGTCATCGCTAATCGTACTTCGTTTTGTGCCTGCAGATATTCAAACCATGGATTCTGATCTTTTGCTGCCTGATATGATTTCTCCGCTTCATCATCAGCCACTTTATTAACTACTAAACCGGCGGAAATGTTTCCCACACTCTCTATAAGAGGCTCCAGATATTGTAATAATTCTTTACCAGAGCCTGAACCGACCTCATTTAGCATCTCTTGACGCACGTTATCATCTTTTATGGATGCTACATTCATAAAGATACGACCCATTGCCATCTGATTATCGCTTTTGTTATCTGAGTGCAATAATTGAGTTACTTCTTTGGACTCAATCGCAGCTAATCTTTTTGCTTCTTCAGGACTTTTTCCATCAGCTTCATAGCCCCGCTGTAAGACCTTGCTCATCTCACCTTGAGTAGACATTTTCAAAGCTAGATCCTTCAAAGCTTCCAAAGGTAGCCCATTTGATGGTATTCCCATGTTGCCTATTTCGCCGACTAGCATAGCCATTTTTTCAGGCGTATCCATTAATAAGCCTAATTGTGATGTGTTTTTAATCATTGATGAAACAAAATCATCGCTAAAATCCTTCATATTGGTACTCATGTATTGAAGAGAATTAGCGAGGCGCTCGGGATCATTAACTCCTGTGCTGTCGCGTAGTAGGGCCATCATTTTTAAGCTCTGATCAGAAGTGAAACCTGTGCTCATGCTTAATTTAGCAGCAAATTCCGCATATTCAGCCTTATTGGTTGGATTTACCTCATCGCTCCGATTATAGATCGCAGTAGCTTCTGTTTTCATCATTTCAGGGTTAATCTGTGTCATTCTTCCTACACTGCGGTCCAACTCTTGACCCTCGAGTTCAGTCTTACCCCTAGCCATAAACAGCCCACGTTCTTTGGCTGCAGCCTGAGAATCAGGTATTGCGTCATTATAAGAGTTAATTAAATAATCACCCATAGGGTCCATGACGCTTGCCTTACTGCCACCACTACTGCCTCCTCCGCTTATTACAAGAGACTGGCTTATTTGACTGCGCATCTGCGAAATCTTTTGCGTCGCCTGATCATCAATGGTCACTCGGAGCTTGGCTTGCACAGAAGTCCCCAAGCGTTTTAATTGGGAATGCACCTCTTTGATGCGACGCTCCATCTTATCGGCTTCCCGTAAGAAATCGCGTCCCATTTGTCCCCATGCTACCTGTAAAGAGACCGCATCACGTTTCCACTCCATCATGCCTTGTCTTACCTTATACATCTCTTTCTGGACGGAAAGTAGCTCTACGACCATATCGTTGTTCATTTCCACTCACCTCCGTTCATGCTACATCTTGCCTTATTAAAAAAAACGGCGGAGGATATCACTCCTCCTCCGCCTCTAATTCAATGATCTGACATGCGATAACAAATAACTTTTGCTTATAGCGATCCACGTCATACTCGACAATTTCCGCCGGGAGACCTCTTCCATGTAGATATGCCTTTGCAAGATGCCAGGCCTCCGCGTCGGATTGAATTAGTTTTTTGCTTCTTCAATCGCTTCCTCTTCCGTTTGGCCCTGATTTGCTTTGCGAACCGTCTCTAAGAGTAGTGCATACGCATCTGGGTTTCGATCAAATAGTTTGCCTGGAAGCTCAAATTTGTCACCTACTTTGAACGCTTTCTTTAACTCTGGATCATTCCAGTTAAAATCGTGTTCGGTTGCCTTCACGATGCGCGCATCATTATAGCGGTACCAGTCGAATTTATCGCCTTTATCCGCCTCTCGCTCACAAATTCGGCTTTCCATTAAGGTAAGCTGGCGCACCTTCCATACCTCGCCATCAATATTGACTTCTACCTCATGACGTGGCGCTGTTTCACTTGCTTGTGCTAAGAATTTTTCTAATTTACCCACTCAAAGCCCCCCTATTCTTCTGTATATTCCGGTAATTTATCAAGGTAATCAGGCTTCTTGTTACTGCGCCCCTTAATTTCATAAGCTGCATGATCATTGCCGTCCGCCTTCGCTTCCCATAACGTGATTTCTTCTGGGTTTAAATAGATATCAGTTAAACGAACACGCTCTGTATTGCCGTTTTCTTTGTCGATCATCTCGCCTAAAAGCTGTGGAATAACAGGAGTTCTGCCCTCTGTAATTTGATCCACGCAAAAATATTTGAGCAAGGCGTTAACAGATGATACCTTTAAAGTAACCTCTACGTGCCAAGAGTCAATCGTTTGTACGGAGCCCTTTTGTAGACGTTTTACATCGCCATACTCTGTTTTTAGGACAGCTTTTCCTTCCAATGTACCGTAGATTGGATCACCGTTTTCATCATATACCTGACAATTTTTTAATTTAATATCGCTTTGACGCATGTTTACAGCACCTCCCATTCAATATCGAAAATCTCAATAGCATCAAGTGGCTTGGCCGCTAAACGGAAACCACGTTTGTCACCAATACCATTTTTCTTATCTTCAAAAATCCATCCTTGGTCAATAGCTCCTTGAGCTTCACGCACTTCGAGATAAGTCTTTACCGCACCAACGAACGTCGCACCACCAATATCGTTGTTATCCAATTTACCTTTATACTTTTTGCCTACGGAAGTAATGTCATTAACAATCTGATCCAGCGTCATGGAGACACGAATTTTACCAAAATCCTCTCGTTCTGCTGCTTTCAGCGTTGTTAAGGTATTGACCGCACTTTCGATCAAGTACACGTCACCATCACGCACTGCAATCAATGTGCCAGAGTTAAGTGCTACCTGAATATCAGTATGCCCCCAGTCTTTTTCCGCTTTTTTCAACGGAACCAGCTGAGCACTCAGAGAAATGTGCGCAGGGGTAGCGGCGATCATTCCAGCAAGCCATGCCGCCCATTCTAGGCTTCCATAAGTCTTACCGTTCACATGTTGACCTGCAATAGCGCAGTTCACGACACGGCGAGAATTGTTAGCAACAGAACGCTGTACATGTTCGTTCATGTTGTTATCTTTATCTTTCAAACCTCCGATTACTAGCGTGCTACGTTTTTTGCTAAAAAGTTCGCGGTCGGACATGAATTGTTTTGCTGCTGCTTGGATTGCAACATCAGCTGATGGCAAATACATCGCGTCAAAATCTATACCAGAGATGGAGTTAAATAAAGTAGTAAAGTCATTAGCTGTTAGCGAAGTAATACCACTTATTCCACCTTCGAGTGAAATCATCATTGTCTCTTCTGCTGCTTCGTCACCCAACTTTTTCACTTTGATATAGATAGATTGCTCTGCTTTTGTCACGAGCTCGTCCACGTTAGCAAAAGAGAATTTTTCCGTTTTTATCGGACCTTTGACTTGTAATTCCTTTTTACCTAATTCAGCTGTGGATTCTTTGATCGAGATTTGTAGATCGTTACCAACTAAACCTGGATAACGAGCTTCTAATGTAAAGGAATCAGATTGCGTATAGCTGGCTGCAACGCCATTACCGCTCGTCATACGATAACCAAGTACGGTAGCACCGCCTTCTGCTGCTAGCTCCAAGATTTCGATATGTCCAAAGGTTTCTGCAACGCGCTCTTCATAGCCTTTCATGGTGATGACTTGATCGGGAGCTCCCCATTCAGCTAGATATGGCACAAGTACTACACCGCTTTTTGGTAATACCCGTTCTTGCGCTTTTGCCTTTAATTCTACGTTTACACCTGGTCGTTCACGTTGGATTGTCATACTTACTTGCCTCCTCGAAATGTAGATACGTATTGACGTACTTTTTGTTCATTCAATACTTGATGGTTAGCAAATGCATGTAACGCCCCTGCTACTTCAAAGCGCTCGGCTTGCAAGAGCGGTGCGCTCTCAATCCATTCCTGACGAGTTCGCTTGTTTTCCTGAGCAGTAGTATTGAGATTTAGCGCTTCAGCTTCAACACTTTGCTTTTTAGATTCAGCTTTTTTCGTCATCTCTTCACTTGTTTGTCCTTTTAATTTAGCCATGCTCATCCTCCTTCACCTCGAAGGTGTTAATTTTTTCTACCCGCTCTCTTGGTACAGGCATGAGGTATTCGTAGCGAAACGTAATCTCAGTCCGTTCCTTTTTCTCTGTATTTACATTGAATGTGCCCGGGTCGATATCAAGTAAGAGATTGTTTTTACCACGGTAACTAAAACGTTGCTTTCTTAACAATTCACGAAGAACAGCTGTAGAAAGCGGAACATGTATTTCTTGTTCCAAAGGATAATGCAACATGATGGTCGCTTCGCAAATCACTTTGTAACTGGTCAAGCTGTTTCCCTTTTCCGTTACAGTCTGAGTCATGACAAAAGCGGAAGGTAGTGGGAACGTCCCCTTCATCCACTCTCCTAATTGGGAGATAATCGGTACATCGGGGTATGCCTCTTCTACCAAATCAATTAGTGTGGACAAATCTCTGTCCATCTTAGCTTTGCACCTCCTTGCGCTGTTTTGACGAAGCTTTATCAATTTTTGGAGGAGGTCTTCCCTGATATGTTTTTGCCTGTCTCCTTGTCTGATAAGCTTTTTTGTCTGTTGATTGTGTTTCTGTTGATGGCTTGTTTGTAGACTGCTTACCTTTGTTAGCCAATTGTGCTCTAACGACTCCTAGTAATCTTGGATGCAGGATCATTCTGGTGTGTACCTCCTTGCTCACCGGTTCATGCCTCGCCAAATGGTCCTTACACTTATAGGTGGCTTCTGCCCCACACAAACAAACGTTCGCTACCAAAGGGTTTAACGCCCCCTGTCTCAAAAAGAAAACAGCCATCACAAGGATAGCTGTTAGATTCTTGGCAAATTCAATTTTTTGTTGGGCCCGGGAAAGCAAGGTGGATACATTCCCTCTAGATAAAAATAACATTTCAGCAACCTTGTCGTGGGTAAAGCCTCCTCCATGTACCATGAGATAACATTCTCTTTCTTTTTCCGTTACAAACTGAAGATAAAAATCAATCATCTCCCGTTCAGCATCACTTACACCGACTCGACATCCTCCTGTACCCGGCGTCACATAGCTCTGCATTTTAAAAGGATCTAATAAAATTTCGCGCTGTTCCTTAGATCGTCTCTCAATACCACGTTGATTATCAGGCTGTCTTCGTGTTTCAAGCCATTCGATCGCATATTCCACATCGCGAATACTTGCAGCTAGACTACTGCGCAATGCTTCTTGATTGGAATGATGTGCATGATCAGAACTAGCACCTTGATCCGAACTCACTACTTGGGCTAACATACTCTTTAGTTGTTTTTTGGTTCCTTTATAGGAAGTAATTAGTTTTTTCATGTTCGCTGTCAT